TTCCGACCGTGCCGTTAAGCGTGACCGCCTTTCGGTCGCCGATGCTCCAATAGTTTGCGCCCTGTCCCGCGTCGGAAACGGACTTGATGGTCGCCCAGTCGTTATTGTTGAGTGTAGAGCTCACGAAAGAGAGCTCCACCGCGTAGCTATCTACGACGAAGACGTTTTTTGTCTTGGACGTTTGCCCGCCCATCGTAGCCTTAACGCTCCATGTGCCAGCCTCCGGAACAACAAGCGTGCAAATTCCGTTGACCGACATACCACTCACGGTATCGCTTCCCTTTGTCGCCGTCACCGCCGCCCCAGAGGGAGTGCTTGCCACAATTTTTAACTCCGTCCCTGTGGTGATAGCGTTGATTGCAGAAACGTATTCGTCGGGGTAAGACAGCGCATCGCTGGTTCCGCCTTTTGTCCTAATTGCGTCTGCAACCTTTTTGAGGTCGACGTCATTCGTCAAATATTCAGTCATCAGAAACTCACCCCATTTGCATTATCAACGGTCGCTGCTGCCCACACGCCATTTACCACGCGCAGGAATTTCCCATTGTCCGCAGTCGTGACCGAAACATTGATCGCGCTGTCTGCCTTGTCCAAACTTGTCTGTACGTCACCTGCAAGGTCGGATTTGTCTACCGTCGACTTAAACGCCAGACTGCCGAGGTCCATGAACCACTTGGCGATCTTGCCCATCAGGATTGTAAGCTCCGTACCGGATTCCAGCGCCGTGCGCGCGGAGGCAACCGTGAACGTCACTGTGGTATCGCTGCTGTCACCAATAGAACTGAGAAGCACAGATGTGTCTGCGGACGAATAGCTCCACTCCCATTGTGCATTTCGGCTTTCTCTGTAGAGAACAAACGTTGTCATAGTAAGCCAGCTGGAACGTTCGCTGCTGGACAAAAAACTGAGGGTGGCTTCGCCTGTTATCGCATTAACGACGATCTGATTGACAAAAAATATCTGCCCGAGGAAGTTCAACTCTATAACTTTCCCAGCTTGCGCTGCTGCCAAAATCTCATCAGGAGCAGGATTTGACACATACGGGTTATCAGGTGAATCTGTATTCGTCAGTGTCACGTTAAGTATATCTTTCTCGCGATCTTTCCACTCCTGCCCATCTGCGGTCTTGGTAAGCAACTGTCCTGCCGTCGCGGTTGCGTTGTTTGCAGGCTTATCCAGCTTGCCGGAGATGTCGACCTTCTTCGCCGCTTCCGCCGCGATCTCGTTGACGTCGGCAGGTGTGAAGTAGTCCGTGCCCTTGACCGGCGTTTTGCCGTCTGCGCCGTCTTTCCCGGGCAGGCCGTCCGCACCCTTTGCGCCGTCCTTGCCGGGGTCTCCCTTCGGGCCCTGAATGCCCTGCGGGCCGCGCTCGCCGGTCTCACCCTTCGCGCCCTGCAAGGGGCCGTTGTTGACGAATTCGCCGGTCTCGCCGTCGAAAATGTAAATGTCATACGGCTGTGCCGCGCCGACGCCGTAGGCATCGCCCGCCTTTGCCGTCGCCTTCTTCTCTGCGTCCAGCGCGGCCTTGCTCGCGTAGTAGCTCAGCACCGTGAGGCCCTTGCCGGTCTCTCCTCTCGGCCCCTGCTCGCCGCGAACGCCCTGCTCGCCGCGTGGGCCTTGCGGGCCGATGGGGCCGGTCTCGCCGGTGTCGCCCTTCTCGCCGCGTGCGCCGGTTGCACCCGTTGCGCCGGTCTCACCCTTGGGGCCGACGGGGCCTTGCTCGCCGCGCAATCCTTCAAGCTGTGCCTGTGTGAAGTCCGAATAGGTGAAAGGATCCCCTTTCTCGCCCTTCTCGCCCCTCTCCCCTCGGGGTCCAGCTGCGCCGGTATCGCCCTTGGGGCCAACCTCGCCGCGCGCACCGGTCGCGCCGGTTGCGCCGACGGGGCCGCGCGGGCCCTGCACGCCGCGCTCGCCCTGCTCGCCCTTGTCCCCCTTGGGGCCGGTGTCGCCCTTCGGGCCGGTCGCGGCAACGCCCGTGTCGGTAAAGGCGTTCTGCGCCGCGTCCCACTTGAACCAGTGTCCGGTGGTGCTGTCCACGTAGGGCATCTTGGAGACCGCCGTCTCCGCGCTCGCCCCGGCCTTGAGCACCTCGTCCACCCAGCTCTGATATGCCGGCGGCGGAGTCTCCGAGCTTTCGCCCATCGCCGCGCGCACGCGCGTCTTGTAGATCTGGCTTTTGGCGATTACGTCACCCATCGTATAGCGCAGCTCTGCGCGGCCTTCTCCGGGCACGTGCGTGTCCGTATTGCTCACCGTCCAGAAGAGCACGCCGCCCTCTTCGCTGAGCGTTACGGGATACGGCACCGCGTCGCCCTCTCGCTGCACGATCAGGCTGAATGCGCCGCCAGCGCCGTAGGTCTCTCGCCATTTGTCTGCGATGTCGAAGCTCACCCTGCGCGCCTTGTTTTCCCCCTGACGCCCGAGGTTGATCTCCTGCATCACGTATGCCTTTTCTTCGATCATCTCGTCACCTCTCTTATGAGAAACGGCGCAGCAAGAGCGACTTTTTTCGTCCCTTGCTGCGCCGTGTCGCAACTCATTTTTGTGTTTCGCGGAGTATTTACTTATACGTTGTGCGCTTTCGCGCTGTCCTCGTAGTCGCTGCTCATCGACTGAATGAGGTTTGCGGTCGAGGCGTCCTGCTTCATCTGGTTCTGAATCGCCCACAGGAACTTTCTCTTGATCTGCACGGTCACACCGCGCCGGATCAGGCACGATTCGCCGTTCACGCACACCAGCAGGTCGTCTTTGTACTTGCCGTTGTCCTTGAACAGGCGGACGCTGACGTATTCCTCGCCTGCGCGGGCGGCATCAGCAGCCGGATTGATCTTTGCTTCGCTCATTGGGTTTCCCTCCGTTTCATTGGTGGGGGCGGCATCAGCAGCCGCCCCCCTTGGTGGTTAGGTCAGCGGGGTCTCGTCGAACGTGGAAGTCGTCTCCACGCGGATCATATATGCCTCAACCAGACGTTCGGCGACCTTGGTGGCCTTCCAGCCGACGGTTGCACGCTGGTTCAGCGGGTCAGCAGTGCCGGCAGAGCCGAGCGGCTTGACGATGTGTTCAAGACCGCCGCCGGTCAGCTCGGTCGTGCCGTAAGCCTCTGCGCCCATGATGAGCGTGGAGTAGACGTTGCGGCCCTTCGCGCCAGCTTCGCCGGGATAAACGACGGTCGATGCCGCCGGGGAAGTGGCAGGAGCTTCTTTCAGCGTGATCGTTGCGCTGCCCGCAGCCGCAGCCGCAGCGCTTTCGACCTCAAGGATCTCGCTGCCGATGATAACCATGCGGCCCGCGAGCTTCGCGGCGTCGTCCGCTGTAATGGTCTCATCGACGGTGATGGTCTTGCCGCTTGCGCTCTTTACCTTGAGCTCACGCGCACCCTCGGTGAGGTTTTCGGCGTGGAACACCTTCGCCTCGGTGGTCTCCACGAAGCGGACGCCCGCGATCTTGCCGATCTCATCGTCATAGATGTTGGCGGTGTCCTTGTACTCGTGGGGACGCTTCCAGTCGGGGTCGTCCTGAATGTCGTAGGAGCAGTCCGGGTGAATGATCGCCCAGTAGCTGCCCTCATAGCGCGGCGTGTTCATAGTTTTCAGGAAGCGAACCGCCTTGCGGACGGCACGCACCGTGAAGTAGTGGTTGCCCGTGGCCTCGCCGCCGACGAGCAGATGACGGCCCGTCACCTGACCCTCGCCGTACTGGACGTTCGAGCCGCCGTTGATGACCTCGCGGGTGATGGTGTCAAGCGTGCGGCCGGCCTGAGAGCCGAGCAGCACGGTGGCCTCCTGCAGGTTGTTGTCGATGGCGGTGAGTTCAAGGATATCAGAGATCTCCACGAAATCGCCGTACTGGTCGACCTGCGCGGTCAGCGTGGTCATGGACAGCTTGCGGCCCTTGGGGGTCACGCCTTCGGTGATGGGCGTGAGCGCCTTGGGCAGCGGGTCATACTTGCGGAACTCGATCTCCTTGCCCTTGCCCTTGGGAATGTTGCGCTTCTGCGCGAAGCGATCATGCACCAGCTCGGGTTCTGCGTTGTCGATCAGGGTGTCGCAGTAGTAGGTTTTCATCTCGCCGGAAAGACCGGCATCGGTGGTCACGTTCGTCTGACCCTCAAAAAGGTTCAGCACGACCGGCAGAATGTAAATGTCGTTCAGCTTCATAGCTTGTTGTTCTCCCTTCGTTCAGTCGGTATTCTTCGGCGGGCATCAAAGCACGATGCGCTCGCCGCGCCGCACGCGCCTTGCGATTTCTTCGCGGTCGGCTTTCGTGAATTTGCTCGGGTCATTTTTGACGATGACCCCCGGCTGGGAGGTTGTTCCATTCTCGTTTGGTCTCATGCCCTTGGCGCGAACATTGTCCATCACGCGCTTTTCCATCTCGGCAGCGGCTTTCGCCGCGTTGCGTGCCTGAATGTCGCCCAAATGAGACACCTCATAAGCGTCCCTCACAGGAACGCCCGCGCGCAGCATGGCGATAAAGCGCGGATTCTCCGCCACCTCTCGCCGCAGATCGAAGTCGGGATAGTCACCCGGCGCTTCCGCCGTGCCCACCAGCTCGCTTGCCTGACGGATCCAGTCGTTATAGGTCTCGTCGGCCTTCTGCTGGCGCTGTCTCGCCTCTTCCTGCTGCTTGAGGGCTTCGTTTTCCTGCTGCATCTGCATATAGCGGCGGTACTGCTCCACGCTCATGCCCATGCTCTCAGCTTCCTGCTCGTAGAGCACCGTGCCGAGTGCATCGTCGCCGTCAAATGCGGCGCGCAGCTTGCTCATGTCGCCGTCCGTTACACCGTAGTGGCGCATCAGCGCGTCGATGATCGGCTGTGCGTCCGCGATCTTCTGATCCTTGGCTTTTTCCTCGCCGAATCTGCGGTTGATGATGCGCTGCGTCTCTGCGGTATAGACGTCCTTGTACTTGCCGTTTACGAGATCGAGGAACTCCTTTTTGAGGTCTCCCTCGCCGTCTTTCGCAGCCCCGGCGTCGTGCTGCTGCATCTTCGCGCCCTCGCCCTTCGGCTCGCCAGAAGAGAGCCCCGTATCGTCAGGTGTCTCCTGCTTGCCGAACACGACGTTGGCGTATTCGCCCGATTTGCCCTTCCGGGTGGGAGAAGAGCTTGCATTTGTGGTATCGCCCTGTGCGCCTGCCGCTCCCTCTGCGCCGCCCGATGCACCGGCAGCGGCTCCCGCAGCGGCAGCGCCGCCGTCAAAGAGGCTCAGGATAATAACGGGAAGCATGGTGTTGAGGTTCATCTCATTCCCTCCTGCATGTTCAAATCGCGGGCGTTTGGCTCCCCGTGTAAGCCGAGCAGAGTCTCCCCAATGCGTCCCCGCAGCGCGCGAGTGCGGCGGAAAGATGAAGAGAACCGCCGCAGCCCCCGCTGCGAGTGAAAGGAGAGAATGCCCCCGCTCGCTCTCAGCGTAGCACAAGCACTCTCCCCTTCTCACCACGGATTGAAAAAATATTTTTTATTTTTCTTCCACCTGCACCGAAATCGCGTCCGGCCTTGTGTTTTCCAGCTGTTTGAGCCCGATGCAGGCCGCGAGGAACGCCGCCTCGATGCGGTCATCTCCCCAGCAGCAGATGACAAATCGAGGCAATTTCTCATCGATCTCGAAGCGCTCGACCTTGCACTTTCCCGCCGCCTCCCGGCTTTTGACATAGCCGCCGAAAGCGTACAGCACGCCCGTGATGTAGTTGCAGCAGGCTGTGTCGGCGGAATGCCCCTCGCAGATGATGCAGTAGCGCCCTGCCCCGCACTGGATTTTTGCCCGCGTCATGCCTTACATACCGGGCATGGCAGCGCTGCTGCCGGTTTCCATGTTGGGCTTGCTGCGCTCGGCGAGCTTCTGCATGTAGGGGGTCTTTGCCCCTTGCGCGTCCGCGTTTCTGCTCTCGATGCCGCCGCTGCTGCCCGTCGGCTGCGATGTGCCGCCGCCCTGCGCCGCGCCGGGAGCGGAAGCGCCGAGCCCCATATCCTGCCCCGTGAGCTGACCGATGACCGCAAGTGCCTTTTGCAGCTGCTCGCTCTGCTGCTGCACCACGTTGTACAGCGTCGCGCCCTCGTTGACCTGACTCTTGATCTTGTCGATGCCCTCAAAATCCATCATGTCGAGCGCGATCATGCTTTCTTGCGCCCTGTCAGGGGAGAAGAACCCGAGCGAATACAGCTCTTTCGCCCGCTCGTTCTGCTCCGCGCGGGAGAACGGATTCTTTTTCTGCGCCTTGATCTTGATGTCGAAAACCGGCCTGCGGAACAGCTCATTGCCGAGGCTGTCCACGCCCGTCACCTGATCGCCCAGCTCGTTCACGCCGATCTGTGCGTACTCGTAGGGCATCTCGTTCGTAATGCGGAAAGATCTCGTCGCGTCGTAGAACTGCCGCATGCGCTCAATGCACATGCGCACGATCTTTGTCTGCGCGCGGTAGCCGCCAGCGATCATGTCACGGCTCGCCTTGTTGCCCGCCTCCTGCAATGCACTGATCGCCGCAGCAGCTGTCGCGCCGGAGGACGTGCCGCCGTTGGAAACGTCGCGGTTTGCGCTCGTTTCCTTCATTTCGTCGATCTTCATCTGCACGATGTTCGCGTAAATGGAATCGAGCGGGCGCGTCACCACCTCGCGCAGGCGGTTGTCGTTGATCTCTCCCGACACATGGATAATGGGTTTGCGCCAGTCGAGGAACTCCTGCTCGTTGATGTTCAAGCTCTCGCTTGCGAAATACCGGCGTTTGCTTCCCATCATCGACGTTTCGAGGATATTCCCCCACAGTTTGTCGATGTATAGCTGCGGATCCTTGGCGATGGCCGTATAGCCGAAGCCTGCGGGCGAGCCCTTCTCCGGAAAGAGCGTGTCATACACAAACGGATATTCCCCGTCCGCGTAAAAGCCGTCCTCGGCGCATTCCGGGTCATTTTCGCTTGCGTAGATGATATGCTCCTCGTCGATAAACTTGACGTAATGCAGCACCATGCGCCCATTCACGGCCTTTTTACGGTAGTACCAGTCCACCACGGCGATCTTCCCGCTCGTGTCGATGGAATCGTCATACTCATACTTTGCAAGCGACACGCTGCTACCGCCGATCTTGCCCGCGAACTGCGGGTATTCCTCCTCGAGGATATCCTCATCGACAAGCGACACGGTAAACACGTTCCTGCTCTTCTGAATATCCTCAACGCCCGGTTCCCAGAAGATATTCAGCGGGTCGATACGCTCAATAGCAATGTCGCCGAGCCCGTTTTCCTTTTCCTTGTCCCAGAAAATGCCGTAGATCGCGACGCCGTGCTTGAGCTTTTCCCACCATTCGACGCTGTAGGTGTTGTCAAATTCATTGTATTCCATGATGACCGGCAGCACCGCCGAGAGCGTCTTTGCGCTTTCCTCGTCGCTCGGTTCGCGCGGCAAGCACACCGGCTCGGGGTAGTTGTCCATTGCGTCCGCGTGCTTGTTGGTGATGGAGTTGAAAAGCCATGCGCTCGCAGGCTCGGGCGATTCCCCCGCGTCCTGCGTGCCGCGCCGAATGTCCTCCCAGTGCCGCAGCTTCCACCATTGCTCTTCGCTGATGATGCGGTTTTCGAAGTTGCTCTTGCCCCGCCGGTACTTCTGCAGCGTCTCTACCGCCTCGCCGACCTCCTTGCTGCCGATGGGCACGCCGCCGGTGAGCGCAACGTCGCTGTCCCGGAATGCACCGACAAGCGGCGCGCCGCCCTTTGCCCCGAGCATTGCCGCCGTGCCCGCCGCGTCCGCCTGCTGCTGCGTCTGCGGGTATCTTCTCATGTTTGCCATATCCTTCCCCCTTTAGGTGTGTTGGAACCACGCATATCTGTCGTAGCTCTGCTTGTTGATGTCGAGCGGGTCGTAGACGACCGGCTTCGGCGGCGTGTTCTTCCGCGCCGCGATGGGATTCTCCATGCACACATAGCGCGTCATGTCGTAGATGTGATCCTCCTGCTCGGTGTTCACGTCCTCGACGTGCTTTTCATCGTAAACGAGGTTCGGCACCGTGCGGATAAAATTCTTGCAGGTGTCGAATACATACAGCATCGGGATCCCGTTCTCGTCAAATGCAAGCCGGTGGTGCAGCTGCATCTTCCCGTCGATGCGCGCATTGTCGCCGCGCTCGAAATAAACGCGCTCCCGCTCAAAGAGTGAGCCGATGCTTTCCGTTCCCTGCGTCCCCCAGATCGCGGGATCGCCCACGCGGTAGATGTGTCTCCCCTTGAGATTTGGGTCCTCTGCCTCGATGCGCTTGATCTCCCGCGCTACCGCCGTCGGCTCCATTTTCACGCCCTCGTTCGGCGTGCCCGTACAGCCGTAGTACTCCCCGATGTGGTAGAGCCTCCTGTCCCCGTCGACCGCAAACCAGCCGATGGCAAAGGGCCGCGAATATCCCCAGTCCATCGCGCACCAGATCGGCCACTCGCGCGGGATCTGGAACGGCGCGATGACGTGCGTGTTGATGCGATCTCGATAGTGGTCACTGTCGTTGCGCCACTCGGTAAACACCTGCCCGGAAAAGGTATCCCAATCGCCGTATAGCAGCGCGTTTTTTTCTGCTTCCGGCATGGCGGCAAGGCGTGTCAGATAGTTTTCGTCGTTCTGCAGCAGGATCTTGTTGTCAAAAACAGTGCTCGGCACAAAAATCCTGCTCTTCATGCGGATTTCTTCGTGCCCGTCTGGGAAGCGCACAGTCGCCTCTTCCCGTACCGTCTGCATCGGTCGTGCTGCCGTGATGAATCGCTCTTTCACCCAGCCGTGCCCGATGCCGCCGGGGTTTGCCGTGCTGCGGATATACACCCGCGTCCCCGGCCCGTTCGGGCGGTTACGGGAGAAAAGATAGCTGTACTCCTCCCATGTAAAGTGCGTCAGCTCGTCGAATGCGATAAAGTCATACGCCTGCCCCTGATACTTGATCTTGTCCTTTGCGTACTGCATCGAGCCGAAAATGATTTTTGCCCCGCTCGGAAATGTCCATGTGTGGTTGCTGCCGTTGTATCGCGCGCCCGGATAGATGCGCGGATAATAGTTGAGTGTCTTGTCGATCAGCTCGGCGAGCTGCGGGAAGGTCTTTCGCAGGATCAGCGCCTTATAATAGCGCACGTCCACCTGCCGCAGTGCCTCGATGACCAGGGCATCGGATTTTCCCCCGCCTAACCTGCAGCACCGCCGTACAGCGCCTCGTCCTCCCAACGGGACATGAATAACGCCTGTTTCGGCTGCGGCGTCCATACGACGCTACGTGCCACTGTCATCACCTCCCGCGTCCACAGGCTGCGGCAGCACCGCAGGAAGTTCCGCGACGCCGCACACATTTTCTGCCGCCTCTTCCGTTTTTTTCTCTTCCGCTGCCCACCGGAAATTGTATTTCAAGCTGAATTCCGCGCCCCTCTGGCCGTCCCGATCGAAGAGGCGTTCCTCTGCGTAAGCCTCGATCCGTGCCTTTGCGCGCGTAACCGTGTCAACAAACCCTTTCTTCGCCTGATAGTTCAGCAGCGCTTGACGGCTTGTAAACCCAAGCGCGAGCGCCAGCCCCGTCACCGTCGGCGGTCGCTGATGAATGATAAACGGCTGACCGAATTTGTCGAGGATCGGCATGCCGTCATCGCCGATGATCGGCTCTCCCTTGCAATCCTCAAAATATTGGTCAATGACGGCCTGCATTTCTTCGACCGTCGCATATTTGGGAGGGTGCCCATTTTTTGCCATGACCGTCACGCCCTTTCCCTATCTATTTTTTGCTGCAGGCCCGCCCACCCTCGGCCTATGTCTAACGCAGCATTTTTGCCCCGGCCCGGGAAGCAGGCCGTCCTACCATCGACGGTATCACGCGCTTTCCCACTTCTCACCACGGGCGCATGAATTTTCTGCTTTTCTCTGCCTCTGCTTTGTATAGTTACATACGATATAGATACCTCTCTGCGTATAGCACCCTCTCCCGAAAGAAAAGAAATATAAAAGAAAAGAAAGGGGTTCTCCCTCACGGTAAAAAGAGAGGCAGGGCTTGCGCCCTGCCTCTTCTTATGCCATTTTGAGCTTTCTCTTCGCCCACGCTCGCAGGTTTCGCCACGGGTGGGATTCTGCGTAATTTGCGCGCTGCTCGGCATTGTAACATGTCTCCGATGCGAGTGTAAAATTAGATTGAAATTGTGCGCAAAGCGCATTCGCCCGTCCAAGCGCCGCCTCGGTGGCATCGAGCTTATTTCGCAGCGCATCAGCGTCCGCTTTCAGATTTGCGATTTCATTTGCCTTGTTGACGGCCTCTCCGTTCATCTGGTCGATCTGCTCGGTCAGTGCTGCGTTCTTTCGCTGCATCGCCGCTTTTAAGTTTGCGTACTCGGCAAGCAGATTATTCTTCTCGTCGATGCAGTTTTTCAGCTCGGTGATTTCCGCTTCAAGCGCCGCAGTCTTCTCCTGCGCTTCCTCCACCATCTTTGCCATCTGGTCTTTGGTGTACTTCTTTACGTTGATGCTCATAATTTGGCTCCTTTCATGGGACGTTGGCTTTAATCGTGATCGTCAACATGGTTCTTCCCCTCAAGCTTTTCGCGCAATTCCAGCACCATGTCCGCATAGCATTTTTGGCACAAGATAGCTCGCTCATTTCTTCCGTTGAAGCGAATCCTCGTATAGTCGTAATACGTCTTGAAGAACAACCTTTTTTTGACTGCAACTCTGGTGCCACACACATCGCACGTTCTTTCTGCAAAATACTCAGCCATTATTATTCCTCCCTCCGCTCGCCGTAGCTGCAAAACCCGTCCGGCTCTACACACACCGCCTCGCCGGAATACCCACGTTCGGTCTCTTTCGGTTCGGTGTGCAAATAGCACAGCCCGTTCGGGTGGTTGTGATAGTGCTTACAGTCCTTGCACCGAGTCACGACCACGGCGTAACCCGCCAGCCGTCCTAATGCCATTTCGCACTTGCTACAAAGCACTCTGTCATCTCTGGTTTTAGCAAACCACTCTCCACACGCTTTACAAGCTGGCATCGCATTCACCTCCGTCCATCTTCACGCCGCAGTTGGGGCAGTAGTGGGTATATTTAGCGTGCAGATTATATCCCCGTTCACACTCTGGGCAGATAATAATTCCGCTCCCATCGTCAATCCACCGCGCATGCACCACCGGCGCAACGTCGGCGGCCGTCTGTGCGTCTACCTCGCATATCACATCTTCCAGCAAGCCGCAACCGTGTACGTCATCAACGTCAGCATGAGCATCGCGCCAGCCATCTAAAATCTCGCGCAGCGCCTCCCGCTCAATGTATTCAGCCATTGTCAGCCCTCCTCCACATAGCACCAGCTCTGGGGCGGGCGGTGAAGATATAGCCGCCCGTCCGTGTTGCAGTCCGTTTCGTCGCCATCTCCGCAAACATTTTCGCAAGACCAACAGTTTGTGCTAAGCTCCGAGTATTCCAGACAGTCTCGCCAAAACTCCCCCAGCTTTTTCGGTGCATCGTAGATTTTCAGGTTGGAGATATGCCAACCGTAAATATAGTGTTTTCCCTCTTCGGAATATTTGAAATAGATATCTTCGCGGCGAACACAGGATTGCTGTTCGGCAATGTCTGCATTTGCCATCTCACATCGTTGTAGGATGTAGTCGCACACAAACTCGCCGATAACCTTGCCGTTGCATCTACCGACCGTATTGGTCCGGGCGGTATCCCTGTCCAGATTTCTACCCTTTACGGAGATATACGGATGACCACTTGTGCAGTAGATATAGCACTTAAACGGTACCTCCAGTTTCGGCACGGACTTACGCAATTCCATAGTTTTTCTGCCAATGATGATTTTCGCGCACCACTGCGGGCGGATGCTCAGCATAACGGCTTTACTCATCCTTCATCGCCTCCAATGCTTTCTCCGCCTCCTCGCGGGTGAGGAATACGGTCTTGCTTATATTGAAAACATCTTGTAGCAGGAAGCCACTCGGCTCAATGTATGGCTTGCTTCTATCTGGATATTCTTCAAATGTCCGCTTTATTCTCCACACCGTATCGCCCACCTTGCACGGCAGCACCACCAACCGCCCAGCTCTGTCGGCCTCCATCAGCGCGACAATGCGCTTAAATGTCACGTCCTTACTGATGGCCTCATCCTCAAACGTCTTGTAATTGGCGCACATCGCAGGTTCCAGCCCCGTGTCCTCATAGGCTTTCAGCCGCTCCCACACTTTACGCTGGGAGCACGCGCCGTTATACGGGCACGGAAGCTCTCGGCATTGCGCGATGTCGCAGAAGTTCCCCTCAAATGTCAGGCGTTCCATCATTCTACCTCCTGACCCCAGAACTCCTTGCGGCAGTCAGCGCACTTGAGCCCACGGACTTTGCAGTTTCCGTTTTTATCTCTGTACGCAGCAGAGACGCTCGCCGGGCATAAATACAAACTTCCATTCGCGGAAACGTGCGCCTCGGGGAACATCTTCAAGATCTCCGTCTGCCGTGTCTTGCGTGGGTGCTCCTTCGACCACTGCTCAACGGTAGCGATAATTCTCTCGTAGTCTTCGTCGTCCGTGGCGTAGCTAAGGACACAATGAGTTCCTTCAAGTGGGCAGCCATCGCAGCCTTTGCATGAAGTACACATTCTCTTGCGTTCCTTCAAAAATTCAATAGCGTCCATCTTTTACCTCCTAAAATTTAAAGCTCTCTCTGAGCTTCTTCCCATTGATATCCGCCTCCGCCGTAAAGTAGCGGTGGCGCTCGTTGATGTAGATGACGCGCCCGTGCGCAGTCGTCTCTTTCATGGTCACGCTCATAATGCCGTTGCAAATGCGGCAGGCTTCCAGCTAAATGGTTCGCCGATGCTCATTGTCAATACCTCACTAATGTCTCCGCCCTATTGCTCCGCCATCGCTCTGGCGATGCCGGGGTTAAGCAAAAGCGCTTTAATTTCGCGAAGAAGGTCAATAGAGCCGCTAATTGCCGAGATTTCAACAATTTTGCTTCCACCACCGTCAATTTTCGCCCACTCAACAAACTTTGCAATGTCACGGCAGGAAATTCTCCCGAGCGCTGTTTCCGACCATTCGTGCCGTGTAGAATTTTTTGGGGTCGGATTTTGTCCGATAAGCCACCAGTCAGGGCCATATCTCCGCTGGAGTTTAAAGTAATAGTAGTCGTCTGGATTGATCTCTACGTTGATAGTCTCAAACCAATCTAATGACGGCTGCGTATATGAAAACTTAAATGGCGCTTTAACAGATTGTGACATTCCACTCCCCCCCCCTCACAAATGTCTACGATATGCTCGCACAGGGCTTCCGGGATAACTGACCGCTCCCGGCTCCCGGCGAGCCCCTGCGTGCCCGTCTTTGCCCCTCGCGGCGCGGCTACATGGCACGGGTCGCCATTGTGACACGGCGGCTTGAATCCCGGGTCCGGGTGGTTTGTCCAGATGTCAGTTGGCTTCATTCTTGTGTCCCCGTACTGGCAATATGTAACGGTGTATCTGGGCAAACCCTGCATCCACGTCATTTTGCGCATGCCTCCCCTCGGATTCTCGATGAACCAGTACATAGGAGATAGGGCTAATATCAGACGTAAAACATGCTGATCGACTGCATCGCAGAACTTTGCATACTCGCTTATTGGATCCAAATTCCCCGTCTCTGGATTTTTGCGCCGATGATGCGATATTGCGGCGATGGAAAACGTCGCGCAGTCCGGGCTCGCCCAGATAACGTCCGGGCGCCCAAAGCGTTCCAAAATATCCTGCGCCGTGACGATCATGATATCCGCGTACCAATCGATATGGTCAAAGTCTTTATCCCACTCAATGGAATACACCTCATGCCCGCGCCGCTCGAATGCCTTGCCGATGCTTCGCGTCCCCGCAAAAAGCTCTAAAACCTTCATCTTCTCCCCTCGCATTCCCCGAACATCTCCCGGAACGGCTTCCCCGTGATCTCTTCCAACTTGAGCAGGAATTTCACGGTGCACTCACAGTCGCCGAACGTCCACCGAATGATGGTCGACTGCGCAACGCCGCACGCTTTTGCCAACTGGATCTGCGACAAGTCCGTCTTTTCCAGCGCTTCTTTCAGTCCCGGATAGACGCAGCGCTCGAACGGTGTCTTTGCCCGATGCACTCTCAGCATGTCGGCACCTCCCGCAAAAACAAACTCCCTTGTGAGATGTATTCCTGGAAGCGCCTTTCCTGCGCTTCGTAGTAGTGCTCGTTAATTTCGTACCCCACAAAATCGAGCCCAAGCTCCAATGCAGCAATGCGGCTGCTTCCGCTGCCGAGGTGGGTATCGAGTATTTTATCCCCGGGCTTCGCGTACTTCTGAAGCAACCACACGTAAAGCGCCACAGGCTTCTGCGTCGGATGAATGCGCTGCTCGTTCAGTGCCTTATTCCCTTGCTGGATAAATCCCTCTGCGATGCTTTTGCCCTGCAGCATGCCATTCCACATGTATCGGAAAAGCCGCACACTGTCATGACAGTTTGTAGCTGCAATCTCACAATCGCTGAAGGAGCTGCCATCGTTGCACTTGTCCCAAACAATGCGCCCCGGCGCAAAGTGATAGTCGAAATAGTTGCAGCCCCAAACGATATAGCGCTTTGCGACCCGTTCCAGCTCATCGAAATATTCACGTGTCGGAATATCCCACTTTGGTGATATGGGGTAGTCTCTGTGTACACCGATTTTGCTGACCTTGCGGCCATAATATCCGCGCCGCTCCGGCCCACTGAAATACGGCGGATCGACCACAGCAAGGTCAAAAGCCTTGTCCGGCAGCTTCTTCATTGCCTTCATACAATCGATATTTTCAGCAATGTTCATGCGCGCACCTCCCCGAAATATTTCGCATATTCCCTGTCGCTCCACGCCGTCCAGACACTCGCGAATCTGCGCTTTTTCTGTGGATTCTGCCGCATGGCAGAAACAGAGTGCGATACCGCGCTGAGGTCAACGCCGCACTTTTTGGCAAGCTCTGTCGGCGAGTCTGCCACGCAGGTAACCACGCCTGCATGCTTGTGGTCAAGCGCCACATACAGCTGTCTGTATTTCATCTTTTCGCTCCCTCATTTCGTCATTTCAGATTTTGCAGCCGCTTTTGCTTGAATCTGCGCGCCACACGAAAATCATCAATGGCGTGGTATTCTTCCTCTTTCGCCCTGCGGCTTGCGTCGCTTTTTTCTTTGTCCGCCGCGTAGTGCGGGCAGTGATCCTGACAGCCGGGATATCTCGTCGGCGGCTTGCAGCGGTGGCAGTGTTCAAAGCTCATCTCACACCTCACGGATCGTGATGCTGAACTTGTCCTGCATCAGTTTCTTTTTCAGCAGATAGTCTTTCGTTTTCGCGCCCTTTGCGTCCTCAACCTCGCGCAGCCAATACACCGTGCCGTTGCAGTCCGGCTCGGTCGCCCGTTCGTAGGTAAAGTCCGCACGGTAGACCATCGGTTTGATTCTCTCGCCCTCAATGGTCTTGTAGCCCTCCACGAGCGTGAAATTGGCTTGGAGCCGCAGGTCACGAATCTTTCCCATCGCTCGCAGCACTTTCAGCTCGGTGAATCGCGCCGCCTCGCGCTCGGAATCGAACTTGATGCCGTCACGCACTACCTTGCGGTTGCCGTATTTGCTTTTCTTCGGCTTCTGCGCGCCTGCCAGCTTGTCAAGCACCTGCTTCTGCGCCTGCGGCCCGAGCCGTGCAAGGTCAGCTGATGTCAGTGCCATTGTCGGCCTCCCGTAAATCGCCCTGAGGCGCGCTCTGCGCGTTTTTATCCTCTGGGGGTGTCATTTCACGTTTTTCGTATTCCGAGCGCTCCTGCTTGCTCTCAGGGGCATTCCCGGTGGTTTCTCGCTTGCCGTCCGCAGGGTCGTCACGCAAACCGACGCCGATGATGTAATTTTCGCCGTCGCTGCGTGCATGCACTTCGTGCTTGCGGTAGGTCTCCCGCGCGTCGAACTTCGGCAGCGTCAGGCGTTTGCCGATGACCGCCCCCGTGTCGGGGTCTACTGCGTCCTCGCCGTAGGCAATCGCCACCTGCGCAAGCAGCGCGTCGGTTGCAATGCTGATCTCGGCAACGCCGCTGGCGCGCCGGGAAAGCTGCGCGTTCAACTTCATCAGGTCTCCGCAGCGCTTTTCGTAGCGGCCAAGCTCGTGTTCGAGCTGCTTGATCTTGTCTCTGTTTCTCGTGCTCATGGTTTTGCTCCCCTTTCGTAGTGCAGCAGCAGCGCCCGTGCAATCGGGCAGCGCCGCCATTCTTCGTTGGCGCAGTAGCGCCGCGTATATTCGTCCAGCTCTTCTTTCGGCAGTTTGACTTGGGCGCCCTCGCAGTTGAGATAGTCGCGGTAGTCCCGCGAGTAAAACGGGCACTTGAAAATGCCCCCGCGATACCCGCTCACGGCGCACCGCCTGCCAGCACCGATTTGACGTGCCGCATGCGCTGATTCGCCTTGTCTCGTCTCAGGCTGCCGCTCTTGAACACCAGTGGCGTGCACATCTCGAGAATGCGGTCATAGATGCGCTGATAGGTCATGTCTTTCGGCCTGCACAGCTCGTCCAGCGTCAGGTTCGTGGTGACGATCAGCGGCTTTTTTGCCTTGTATCGCTCATCGATGACCGTGTAGACCGTCTCCATCGCGTACTCGCTGCTGCGTTCCGCGCCGAGATCGTCGATCACCAGCAGCGGATAGTAATGCACCTGCTCGATGATCTCCTGCTTGTCATATCCAGCGTTGAGAATGCGCGGGAAGCTCGTAATCATCGCTGGAATGCCGCGATCAATCAGCTCGTTGGCGATGCACGCCGCCGCGAAGGTCTTCCCGTTGCCGGTGTTGCCCCACAGCAGGAGTCCGTTGTTCTCTCTCCGCATATCGTCCCACGCATCGGCATAGCGCTTGCATTTGACGATTTCCTCGCTCATCGTTGCCTTGTCGAACCGGCACGCCGTCAGGCTCTTGTCGCGGATTCCGTCAGCACGCAGCGTTTCGATGCGCAGTCGCTTTTCGCGGTCAGCGCGTGCTTTTTTTTCGGCCTCGTATTCTCGCGCCGCGCAAGCACACTGACACCCGACAAGGCGGACGCCCCCGCCGATTGGGATCCGGCACTGCTTCGGCGTGTTGCAATGGCCGCAGTACAGCAGCCCGTCTTTTTCGTAGTCGACCAGATCGCGCACAGGCTCGGCCTTTTTCGCGATGCTGTCGATCAATGCGTCAACGTTCATAGGCTTCCCTCCGTGTTGCCGTAGTCGTAGACAAACGGCTTCTTTTGCGACGATTTGCCGCCCTTATCCTGCTCTCTGGCAAGCCAAGCGGTGATGAAACGCTTAATCCCTCCGCGCGTCTTTCGTTTGGTAGGGTTCGCGTCACACCACCCCGCCATGTTTCTAAGTTGTTGCTTAACATCGACATTGGGGTATAGCGCTTCCCATTTCGATACGTCGGGAGACAAGACATCGAAAAAAGACCCATCGTTAAGCACGAGAGAGACGATTGGCGGCGTGTGAGCCGCTTGCGGCTCCGCGCATCCATACTCTTCTTTACTCTCCTTTCCTCTACTTTCCTCTACTTTACTTTGTCTCTCGATGTCAGCATTTTTCGAAAGAATGTTTACATTTTTCGCTTGAATGTCAACATTAGGCAAAATTCGGGCAACATCGACCAGAAGGATGTTGTAATCGACTTCGAGAGTTTTACGGCGGCTGACTGCCTCAAAGTACCTTTCCTGTATGCCTTTAGAGGTCAATACGTGGTACTTGTCATACTTCTCTTTGTCGAACATCCCTCGTCTGATAGAAGCCTCTATTATTTCGGAAACGACGCTCCCACCCAACCCGACCTTGCGGGCGAACAAAAGCGCAACCTCCTCTGTCCATTCAATGTAGTAACCCGCCTTACCGTAAATCTCTTGCAGCAAGTGAACGACTACACCAAATCCTGTCAAGCCAAATTCTGCTTCTATCAGTTCAAACTTTGCGTTCAATGTGACATCAAGCGGAAAGTAATCGATCCCGCTTTTTGCCATAGACTACTCCCTTAAAACGGCAAATCGCCGTCGTCCTCGCTGACCTCTGCAAAGCCGCCTGTGCCGCCCTCTGCGGCGTATTGCGGCGCGGTGGTATCATTACCCTCCGAGCGCCTGTTGTCTGCAAAATACACGCTGTCAGCCTGCACCTCGTAGCTCCTGCGCTTGTTGCCGTTCTTGTCCGTCCAGTCGCGCATCTGCAAGCGCCCCTCGACGCCGATCAACCGCCCGCGTCCGGCGTAGTTGCAGAGCACCTCTGCCGTGCCGCGCCATGCGACGACGTCGATCCAGTCTGTGCCGCCCTCCTTGCCGTTGCGGTCAACGGCAAGAGGGAACGACACGACGGATACGCCGCTGTTCGTCTTTTTCAGTTCCAAGTCACGCCCGATGCGTCCCATCAGGCACACGCGATTCATGCTCACTGTGCGTCACCGTCACTTTCGATGACCTCGCCGGTTGTCTCGTCCACGGTGTAGTTGGCGTCAATGGTTTCCTCTTCCTGCGCATCTGCGGCGATCACGTCGGCAAGCTGTTTGCCCGCGTCGCGCGTCTGGTAGTCGATGGACATAACACCCCACTTGCCAATCAGGATACGATAGACGGTCTTTCGCGCCATAGCGTCCCAATCATCGCGCCAGCCTTTCCCCTGATATTCACCTTTGCGAAATTTCTTTTCATGTGCGGTGATGGCCTTGACGCTCATGTAAACAGTCTTTTCGGCCCCATTGATAAGGCGGTAATAACCGACGTATCCGATGACAGGAAGCGCCTCGCGCGCGTCCTCGTCCTCAACGAAATCAATGTCAACCTCTTCGGTCAGGCGGTTGTAACGCTTCAATTCGCCCTCGCGCACGTCCACGACGTTGATGGTCTTGTATGCTCCCGTGCGAAGTGCGAGCTGGTGCATACCTTTCCAGCCGAGAATGAATGTCGCTTCCATCTTTTTTGCGCCAGTATCCTTCTTGTAGTTCTTGAATGGCACAATGTAGGCGTAGCCCAAACTCTGGTCGATGGGGAGGTCAAACATCGCTGCTTTCAGCGAGGACTGAATGACCGTCATCGGGGATTCGTAAAAGGCCTGCTGCAAATTCTTGTCTGCATTGACCATCGAAACGATGGACGAAATAAACTGCGGTGCGCGCTTGCCAAGCAGCTCGTCAAAGCGCTTGCGCATACCGTCGCGGTCAAGCATATCGTTCACCAACGCCGTGACCGATACCTGCTTCTGCTGTGGTGCTTTCTGCATCGCCAGCGCGTTCTGAATCAATTCTTTCTTCATCTTTCCTTTTCCTCCTTCACCGCAAATTTGCGGAAATTTGTCGTCTTGTAGTAAGCGCTCAAGTCCACCTCGGGGTGGTCCTTCGCAAACGCCTTTGCATCAAACGTCGAGCGGCTCTGCCCCTTCCAGTTCACCGTGTAGCGCCCGCAGAACCCCGTCTCGTTGTCGCCGAGGTCGTTCATCAGCTGCTGCTTGATGGTGTCCGCGCTCTTCTCGATGGCATTCTTGCGGCTCATCAGGTACTGGTACTGCTCGACAAGCCTCTCGCGCCCGAACAGCTCAACCTCGCCGCCGCCGCCCTCGTAGATGCTCGTGATCGTCTCCGTCGTGCTCTCCATACCGTCCATCGGCGGCGGGCTGTCAGCCTCCACGTAGTCGTGCCAAAAGTCCGCGGCGCAGCGTTTCAGCGCCTCGATCTCATCCGGGCTGACATACACGCTGCTCTCGCACCATCCGGGAACATAGTCATCGGGGACGGTCGTGATCTGGTAGCAGTAAAAGCCCTTGCCCAGCACCAGCGCCGCCAAGAACCAGCGTTCCCAGCCCGTCACAGCAAGATACGTCACGCACTGCGCGTAATAGCTCTCGGGGAATTCGCCAACTGCATAGCGCTTCATGTTCAGCGCATTCGCGGTCTTGCATTCAAGGCCCGCGTGCCAACCAGCCGGTAACACCATACGGTCAATGTTCGCATGTAGGCACGGAGCCTCATCGTTACGCAAGATGTAGTTCACCTTGCGGACACGCAACCCTGTTTTTATCTCGAATCGAGTTGCGACGTAGCCCTCGAGGTCTCTCCCGACGCGCATTGCCTCGTTTTCCGGCTCTTCGCCGATCCTGCCGGTCTTCTCCGCCCACACCGTGTATGGTGAACGGTAACGGTTCAGCCCCAGCACGGCGCCCATGTCGCTGCCGCCAAGGCTCTTTCGCCGCTCTTCAAGCCATTCTTCGCGGCTCATGCCGCGCGTCGATATTTTCTGCATCTTCATCTTCGTCTCCCCTGTAGTTTTCGAAATAGGCTTCCTCTGCGCCGCAGTCCGGGCAGAACTTTTCCGTCACGAGGGCATAGCCGCGCTCGCCGTCAAGGTTCTCGCGCCGCCGCATAACGTCCGGCTCGTCAAAAATGAGGTGGCAGCACGTGCAGCGATAGATCATTCCTCCGCCTCCAAATACACCATCGCGCTCTGCACGCCGAAGACGCGCGCCGCCTGATGGTCGTCAAAAAACACGTCGATGTGGTTCCCGTTTACGCCGCCGCCGCAATCCTCGGCGATGTAGCTGTGCTGCGTGCCGTCCGGCCAGATCAGCAGCACGCGCGTCCCGTAAGTGATCACCTTCGGGTCAACGGCGATCGTGCGTCCCTCGGTGGCGAGCGTTCCCGTGGCGGTGTAGCCGCTTGCCCACTTGCCGCAGCAGCAGCGCCCGGGGCAATAGGCCGTGAGCGTAAACTCCCCGAGAAACACGTCGTTGCACACTGCGCTCTCGGTCGCGGGAATATCCCACGCGGGGTCATGCTCCTCTACGGCCGGCGCTTCTTCTGGTTCCGTCTCGACCGCCTGCGCGCTGGTGGCGAGGATTAAGATTGCGATTAAGAGGATCGTCGCGCCCAAACACGCCGCCGCAATCAGCGCCGATTCATCGGCCTTGCGCTGCTCTCTCGTGCGCTTGTCGTGCCGTCTCACCGTCTGCACCCCCTGTCGATGTACGGCAGCAGCTCATACAGCACCTTGCACACCGCGCACGCGCCGATGACGGCGAGGCCCGTCGCAAAGTCGCAGCCGTTAAGCGCGATCACCGCAGCGGCGATGCCGCCGAAAAACAGCGTATCGATCATGCCTCTACCTCGCGTTCCGCGATCCACTCGTCCACAAGGCGAGTGTAGATTTGGAAGATTCTGCGCTTGCCGCCGCAGATGCACACGCCGAAGGGGTAAACGCGCTGCTCAAGTCCGGCTGCCAGCGATTCGTTCGAAATGCTCAGCCCGTGATCTCTCAGATACGCCGCGCACTCGTTCAAGTCCATTGTCTGGATCGTCTTCATGTGCGTTCCTCCTTACTGTCCAATGCCGCTTGAACTTCACAGCTCAATTCCTCTTCCACGCGCCGTAGCGCCATTTCGATCTGAATCAGTGCCCCGTAAAACCGGCAGTCTCCGGCCTCAGAGAGTTCGCCTTCTTGGAGTGCCCCTGCGATGCAGAGGGACAATGTGTCGGTCACACCAGAAAGATCACACCCTATGGAATCGACTTTACCGGCAAACTCATTTATGCTCATTTCGTTTTGAACATCGTGTAGCATCCTTATTACGTATTCGACTTGTTCGTCGGTTAGTGACATGATCTCGGCTTTCAGCAGATTACGAATATCTGTATTTATCATTTGCGTGCTCCTTCCTCGCCAAGAAACTTCTGAATGAAATACTGCTGGCCTTTGCCGGTGACTTTCGTGGTCTTGCTCACCGTCACCGTGCCGTCAGAATGTGTGATCGCCGTTTCCTTAACGGTGAAAAGCCCCAAGTCCATCGATTTTTGCGTTGGCATATTGAAGTCCGTGCCGTTCCGGCGAATCAGATAGCCGTTTTCGCGCATCCAGCGGAACAGCCGGTGCTGCCCGATATCCACGCCATTCTGCTTCAGCAGCTTCGCCAGCTCGCCGACGAGGATCGAAGTCTTGCTTGCGCTGACCGCGTCGGCAAAAAGCACCTTCGGCGCATCGGCCTCGACCTTGCTTTCAAGATTTGCGCGCTGTTCGCGCTCTTCCTGCAAGGCTGACAGCAGCTTGATGCCGAACTCCGGCGAGGCGATCATGCGATCCAGCGTGTCCAGCGTCATGTACGCCCCGTGCTTTCGGACGGTCGGCAGCACTTCGGATGTTACCCAGTCCGTGAACTTTTCCGCCGTCGGCAGTTTCGAGCCAAACACAAGGCGGTAAAGATCGGATTCAGGGATGAATGACATCTCCTGTTCGCCGCTCTTGGTGGGGGTATAACGTTTCGTTACACCCCTGCAATGGTCGGAAAGAGCCTTGCTCGGATTGGTGTAGCCGAGGGACTTTGCAACATCGCTGCCGCAGAACAGCACTTCCCCGTTTTCTTCGAGAGTTCTTACCTCTCCAAATTCCGGATTCTTGAAAATTTGTAATTCGTTCATCTTTTGCGCCCTCCCTTCTCTTTCAGCAGGTCATCCACCGTTACCCCGAAATAGTTGGCTACCATCGCCAATTTTTCAACGGTAGGGCTGCACTTTGCCCACTTGGAAATGGTGCTGTTCCCAAATCCCAGCGTTTTCTCAAGTGCAGAGACCGAAATTCCGTGCAAAGAGCAAAGGGTTTCGATATTTTTTAAAAGCATTTTCCTCCTCCTTGTTGACAAAGTTGCGAAAATGTTCTAAACTATCGTTGCTGACAAAAGTTAACATCTCCGCCGCAAGCGCAACGCCTTGTGGTTGTTTTGTTGCACCTGCTTACAGTCCTTATTATACGAATATTTTCGTAATTGTCAAGCAGATTTACGAAAATATTCGTAGAAATTTTAGGAGATTCAAAATGTCCTTACTTGGAAGAATTGCTGTCCTCCGAGAGCAGCACGGCGGAATTTCAATAAATAAACTGGAAAAAGAAGCCGGAATCAACAGAGGGTCTATTGCGAAATGGGACGATCACGCCCCGAGCTATGACAAAGTAAAAAAAGTCGCAGACTATTTCGGTGTTACAGTCGAATACTTATTGCACGGCGATGACCCTGTATACCAGCTTGCCAAAGCAACGGCCAGACAGAATGAATTTGCAGCCCTTTCGGAGGCGGATCAAATACAGGCCCTCGATTATATAAAAAGAAAAGCCCTCACCGTTTCCGGTGAGAGCGCAAGGTCTGAGGTCAGGCAAAATCTTTATTCTTTTGTGGATTCGTTGACGGATGAGCAGGCAGAGCGCTTTCTTGCAATAGCTCTTGCTGCATTTGGCTGATAAACCGTTCAAGTTGGCCGTCATCCATTTTCGATATTAAGATTTTTAGCTGATCCTTTTTGTTCATCTATGGATCCTCCGTTCAAGTTATTTCACCTATTATCTCTCATAAGCTTATGGCTTCAACATAGAAATAGTATTAGGAGGTCTTGCGCGTGGGATTGTATACTGACCCGAATTATTTTGAAAAGCGCGCGCGATACCAGCGTCGCATAATAAAGAAGATCGTAAACCTGATCCTTTCGGTTTTCCGTGTAAAATAAGGAAGTGATGTTATGCCGTTTAATGTGGCGTCTGCATTGGGTTCTCTCGCGTTGACTGCTTCCATATATGGCGCAGGGCCTCTTCTCTTGCGGTTGCGAAAAGGCCCCATTTCATCAAAGGCTCTAAAATGGCTGCACATTGGGTACACAGCTATTTTGGCATTTGCATTTTCCATCTATGATTTTTCTAATGGGTACGACATCAGTTTTTCTCCTGCGATTCTTTGGGGCAGCATTTTCTATTGGTGGAATCGAAGCTATTTTGAAACGCGCAACTATCCGCCGGTTCAACCCGCCACCCCCGCGCAGGCAGCTCCGGCTTCGCCTGATCCCGTCCTGTCAGGGGCGGAGCTGCCTGCCGTCATCCCCGAAAAGAAGGCTAAAAAGGCTACGCAGCGGGCGTTGACGATTGGCCTTGTTGTCGCCCTCGCGCTGAGCCTCGCCGGGAATGTATGGCAGGGCGTAATGCGGAACGCAGAGAGAAAAGAGTTTGATTCAGAGCTAAAGGGAAAAGACCAGGAGATTTCCAATTTGAAAAGTGCGAACATCTCTCTTAAATCAGAGATTTCCGACCTAAATGAGTATCACTTTGATACTTACTATACGACAGGATATATCGTAAGCGGGTCAGGTTATTACCACAGATATGATTGCCCTGTAGTAAAAGCAGCAGACACATACCAATCGCACAATACAAAGTTCTGTAAGTGGCTTGGATATAGCGCTTGTCCTGTGTGTAGATCTGGATTAAGTATAACCCCAATTGACAAAACGCCGCAGCAGTCTGCGCCGTAGGCGGGTTTAAGTAAAGCCCCCGCCGCCTCTGCAACAACGGCGAGGGCTTTTCAGCAGCAGCGGGGAGCGGTCGCCACTGCTTGCTTTGACCTTATCGCGCTTTACCTTACCACTTCAATACCAAGACCTTGCAACATGACGGCATTCGACCGCATTCGACAGGCCCACTTTTGGCACCCCAAACAGGCGGAAACCGGAAAAGTTAAGGTGATGTAAATGAACATTCAAGAGCTGTGCAGAATCCGTAAAGAGGAATTGAAACTGACCTATCAGGACATTTCCGACGCTTCCGGTGTGCCGCTGTCCACCGTCCAGAACTTCTTTTCCAAGCTGTCGAAAGCTCCGTCCATTTACACCGTCGCGCCGATCTGCAAGGCGCTCGGCATATCCCTTGATGAAGTGTTCGGCATTTCCGAACACTTGACGCCGACCGAGGAAACCTTGCAAGCGCGCAACGATGAGCTGGAACGCCACGTGGACGCGAAGGCCGATACCATCGAGATCATGCGGCGCGGCGTCCGTATCCGAAACGGCGTGATTTTGTTTTTGTTCATCGCGGTGGTGCTGCTGGCCGCATGGTGCTTGTATATCGACCTGCACTGCGTTGACTATGGATTTTGGAGGGCGTGAGCATGGAAAATTGCATCAAATGTAAAGCAGCGCTGCCGGAAGGCGCGCTGTTTTGTCCTATGTGTGGCAAAAAGCAAGTGCCGGAAAAGCGCAAGGCGCTCAAGCGCGCCAACGGAACCGGCACGGTATATAAGCTCTCAGGGCGCAGGTCGCGCCCGTGGGTCGCCGCAAAGAATAAAGTCATCATCGGATACTACCCCCGCAAGACCGACGCCGCAGATGCCTTAGAACGGCTTACAGGCCGTCCGCTGGACGAGCGATACAATATGACCTTTGCTGAGGTCTATGCTGATTGGAAGGTCGAGCATTTCCGTGAGATCGGCCCCTCCGGCGTAGAATCCTATGAAAACGCCTATAAGGTGTTCAAGCCGCTCTACGATAAGAAATTCCGCGACCTGCGCGCTTCCGACTTCCAGTCCGTTGTGGATCTCCACATGGGCAAATCCCACTCCACCGTGTCGAAGTACAAGCAGCTCATCACGCAAATGTCGAATTGGGCGATTCGCGAGGAAATCTGCTCCACGAATTTTGCGAAATTTGTCAAGCTCCCCGAGAACGTCAAGAAAGAAAAGGAAGTATTCACCGAGGAAGAAATAGAGACGATCGAGGCAGACGGAAGCGACGCCGCGAAGATCGTCCTCATGCTCCTTGCCACCGGTATGCGCATCGGTGAGCTATTCTCCCTGCCGCTCGCGGATTATCACGAAACCTATGTAGTCGGTGGTGAGAAAACAAAAGCCGGACGGGATCGCGTCATTCCGATCCGCCCGGAGGGGAAACCGTATTTTGCCTACTTCGCCGCAAAAGCGACCGGGAAACTGCTGCTCTCCGGATACGAGGGGCAGAAGATCCCCGCCAACTTCCGCCGCCGCGACTACTATCCCATGCTGGATCGTCTCGGGATAAAAAGAAAGACCCCCCATGCCACGCGCCACACTTACGCCACGCGCGCAGTCAAGGAAGGTCTGCCCCCAGAATTTCTTCAAAAAATCATCGGTCACGCGGATTATTCCACCACTGCGAACATCTATACGCACCTCGATCCCGATACACTTGTTGCTGCCGTTACTAACACGCTACAAACAGTGTCTGAAAACGGTAAAAAGAAAAAGCCCTGAAACCGTTGAGTTTCAAGGCTTTTTTATGGTGCGCGGTATAGGACTCGAACCTATGGCCCCATGCACGTCAAATATCTATGAACGTGCATTTCGTGGAATTATGTTGCAATAACACGGAATAAAGCGGAATAAATGCAATAATGCGGGATTAAACGTCTCGCTATTCCTCTTCATTCCTTCGCGGTTGCTAACAAATCCCTAACAGGTCTACTCCCGGTACATGTCCTGCAAGCGCTTCACTTCTGCCGCTTTCTTGATCTGCTTCTCGTGCAGATAGTCATAGATGGCCTTCATCTCTGCGGGCGGCTCTCCGTGCTCCTGCCGGTATTTCTGGATCGCGCCGGTCACCTCGCCGTGCAGCAACATCATGTGGCGAAGCTCGTCGGTCGAAAGGTCATAGAACGTCTTGGAAAGCGCGGGGTTGTCCGCCTTGTACTTCAATGCGCATTTGGCGTACTTCTCCGCGTCCTCGATCTCTTCGTCGACCATTTCGCAAAGCATTTCAATCAGTTTCATGCCGCACCTCACAGTTTCACGACGGTCACCGCAAGATTGTTCACGACGGATTCGACGCCGCCAAGCAGCAGCGACAGGATTGAGCCGTTGCATGCGCAGGCGTTGCGCACGATGGCCGTGATTGCAAGGTTCGTCGTGCCGTTTGCCGCAACGGTGCTGCTGGCCACCGCGCCGATGATGGGAACGCCGTCCTTCTGCGCCGTCAGGCTGACCGTGCCGGCGGCAGAGGGGGACACCGTTGCGCTGATGTCGATCAGGTAATACCCCTGACCGCACATCGTGATCGTGTTGCCGTCCTGACGGATATTGCAGCCGAAGCGGCGCGCCGTGCTGCCGACCGGGACGATGCCGCCTACGGGTACGGTGGGCGCGCTCGTGTTGGTGGTGTAGATCGCAGACTTGCTCATAATATCATTCCTTTCTCAAAATAAAAAGCGGAGCAGCTGTTGCCGCCCCGCTTGCCTCGCCGAATAGGGCGTCAGATGTTGCCGTTGCCGCAGCCACAGCCACAGAACGGGGAGTTGCCCGCACTGTAGGTGTAGCCGCTGGGATAGCGCACGACACCGCACATCTGCTCGCGCAGATAGAGCTGGTTGTTGGCCTGCTCAAGCTGTGCGATGCGGCCTTCGAGCTGGCTCTTTTCGAGCGCTGCGAATTTAGCGTCGATGTTGGCGTTGATGGCGTCAAGGCCGCGCTGCGTGGTGCAGCAGCAGTCTGCCATCTGGCGCTGGATGTCGTTGCCGGTCTGCATGATGGTCATGTTCGTGCCGTTCTGCGCGAGAGCGACCTCCTTGCCAAGCTGACCGATGCCGCCCTGCATCTCGTAGCCGAGATTGCAGATGCCGTTGCCGATGTTGGTCAAGCGGTCGTTCAGCTGGCCAAACTGCTGGCCGAAAAGGATCTCCTGCTGCGACGCAGCCGTGGCGTACTGGCCATAGTCGCTACTGCGGTTCATGCCCCAACCGTTCCCCATAAAGGCGAACAGGAAGAGAATGATGATCCACCATGCGCCACCGTTGCCCCAGCCGTCATTGTCGCGGGTGACCGCGGCGATATCGCTGAGAGACATACCGTTATCCATGTTGAGTTCTCCTTCCTCGAAAGATTTATCAATAAACCGTGTCGACCCGGCTTATTTCAGAAATTGCGCGAACTCCTTTGCCTGCTCTTGGAGCTGCTGGAACTGAGCCTGAGACATCTGCCCGGACTGTAAAAGGCGTTCAATCTCCTGCTGCGCTTTCTGAGGCGTCATGCCTGCAGCGAATTTGCGGAATTCGCCGATCATTGCAAGGGGATTATTCGGTCTTGCCGCCCTTTGGCTTCCCATCAGGCTTTCCAGCAACGGATTGTTCATTGACGATTCCCTCCAATCTGGTCAGGCGTTCTTCTATACTCGTGAGGCTTGCTGTGCTCTGCGTGGGCTTTGGCTCGTAAGGCGTCATCAGATACGGCGTTTTCGACTTGTACCCCGCGTCGTCCGTTTTGACGTACCAGCCGATCAGCACATCTGACCGCGAGATATCCATCGCGATCAGTTCACTGCGCGGTGCCATTCTGAGCGCGTCCACGCCGTTTTCTCCGTTCACGCGGGTAATTTGACCAACAAAGCCTTGCATCGCTCCTGCGCCGTTCTGTGGGCTTGCAGGGGCATATCCTGAATAGGGGTTATACCCCATCTGATAAGGGTTGCCGAAATATCCCATGTGCGCACCTCCTTTTGCTATCTACATAGTATAAAAAAACGGGCGCTTGAAAGCGTCCGTAAAGTGTATGAAAAGTGCGTCGAAACCCGTCGAACGATTCCCCTTGCCTTTTCACGTGAAACATGATATTTTAATTTTGCAGGTCATTCCCGGCCTGTTTTTACACAAGAGAAATGGCCTCACCGTTCGGTGGGGCCGTTTCTCTTTTCGTATACTTCTGATGCTATTTTGCAGTATGCGCGCCGCCGGTATTTCTTCACTGCGTCAACAGATAGGCTTCGTTCCATTGCCACCTGCACGCAGCTTTTCCGCCGCACGTCGCACTCGATGATACACGCCGCCTCGTCCGCTGGCAGCTCGAAGGATAAAACATATGCCACGGCTCGTTTCGGAGCCATCGCGGATAGTTCCGCGCGGATCTGCCTGTGCTGACTGTCCATGTCCCATGTGGGACGTTGCAGAGCGCTTTCGCGTGGCTTTCGCCGTCCGCTCCCCTCTTTTATTTTTTCGACCGCTCCAACTACGAATTACTTCATCATGGCGAGTTTTCTGATGAGATCCTCGCCGTATTTGTAGGCAGCAAGGTAGTCCAGCGTGCGATCCTCGAGACCCGCGCGCTTCTTGAGAACGTCGCGGTAGCTCTCCTCGTACTTTGGCCGGTATGCGCCCAGCACGAGCGACAGCTTGCGCTTGCGGCGATATACCCCGTCGCCGTTGGCCTGACTGCCCGACGCGCCGCTCGATGTATTGCCCTCGATGGCGGTCACATACTGCCCGCTCACGCTCTCGCAGATGCCCGTATGGTCGGTCTTGACCTTCGTGTTGGGAAAGTCATAGATGAGCACGTCACCCGGCTGATAGCCGGACGTGACCCATTGGCCGTGGGCCTTGGCGTAGTTCATCAGCTCGCCGCAGCTCGCGGTCTTCCTGCCGCCGTAAAAAAGCCGCTTATCCACCTGCTGGAAGCACCACCACACGAACTGCATGCACCAGTACACGCCGTCCACGCCGTAGGCTTTGCCGTACTTCTGGCGGTTGCCCGGTTGCTCCACCGTGCCGATCTCCTTGCGCGCGATGGCGAGGATATCTGTTGCTCTCGCCATGCCTTTACGCCCCCTTGTCAATGGCGTCCTGCGTCTTCTGGCTCTGTGTGCCAAAGTAGAACGCGATGATCGAGCTGTAGATCAGCATGAGCTGCTCTCCTGTGATCTTGCCGACGACAAAGCCGTAGATCACCGCGCCGGTCGCCGCGATCGTCACGATGCTCTTCACACTGCATAGGTTCGCCAGTCTCTTTTTCAGTAAATCGTTATTCATAGTGTTGTATCGTCCTTTCTGAAAATCTTAATGCCTGCTACCACAACAAGCTCCGTCGTCCATGCCTTGAACCAGCGTTCCGTCAGTACGTCCGGCGGCGGCACGCCGAGCGCCGTCATGGTGAGCGACGCTACGGTGTACCATGTCAGGCTGAAAATGGCGATGGATATGTACTTGTCCCGCTTTTTCATCTTGTCCCAGCGGGCTTTCAGCGCTTTCATGCCATGCCTCCCGAGATCAGCCACGCAAGGAACGCCCCCGCGAGCACGGCGAGCAGCTTGTCCACAATGCTGTCCCACCGTTTTCCTGCCTTGCCCGTGATGGCTTTCACGTCCTCTTTGATCTCCTTGACGTCTCCCTCAACGGTTTCCTGCTTGGTCGCCAGCACTTCGACCGAAGTCGCCAGCCTGTCAAGTGCCGTTTGGTGCTCCTGTAACTCGTTGATCCTGTGGGTATTGCTCTTGCACCGCGCGTCAATCAGCGCAATCGACGCATCGTCATAGTGCTTGGAATCGTCCATTGGTTCGCCCCCGCTTCCCTTAGTATGTTCTTCCATGAGCGTATCACGTCTCCTGTATGAATTTCACCACGGGAAAAGGGAACTGCCAAGAAATTATCAGCAGTCCCCTCCCGTTTACGCCGCCTTTCTGCGCGCGATCTTGAGCTGTTCGTCCACTCTTGCGCGGTTCCAGTGCCGAATGCTCTTTCCGACGCCGAAGTCCTCAAATAGGGCCGCGCGCTGTTTATCGGAAAGCCCCTTCTGCTGATAAACAAGATCCATGATCTGCAAGCCTTCACTGTTGCTGATGGTGTCACCGTTTTTGTCCTTCAGGCTTTTGATCCCGCCTTTCGCCAGATAGAGCGCAATATACTGGGCTTCTGAAACGCCCGTTTTTTTGACGGTATCTATGGCCTTTGCCGCCCACCCGTCCGTTTGGTAATTGCTCACGCTCATTTTCCCAACGATGTTGGCATATTCGTAGGCCTTCGCAACGGCATCTGCCTTATCGCCGTCGCTCATGGACTTATAGCTCGCAAGTCCCGTGAGCTCGCTGACGATCTTATAGGAAGTCTGCCCGCGCTTTGTGGCGTACTTGACGTATTCCTCGCCGGTCAACTGTTTGTTTTCCTTATTCACGGTAAAAGATTTCGGTGCGCGCTGCGGCAGGACTTTGGTCTCACCGGTCGCCTCGTACAGGCGGCTCAATTCATCTTCCATTTTGCTGCCGCTTACCTTCGAGGTATACGCGGGATTCGCAAAATTGTTAAATGCCCGCGCGACCACGCCTCCGGAGTTTTCCGTGCGCCCCCATGCGTCGATAAAGGGAATCTGCCCGTAGTCAACGCCAGGAATACGCGCGCTGGCCTTGCCGAGCGCATATTGCATATCCGGCGTCAGGAATTTGTTCTTATCCGTATAGGTCGTCATGCGCGTGCTTTCGCCCGTGCGCTCCGCCTGCCCGAAGACCGTCGGGATACCCTGCGTCAAATAACTCGTCGCCGCGCTTGCTACCGCACTGGTTAGTGCGTTTGTGTCCCCGGAGGACGCATACCCCACCGCGTCAAAAACGTCGTTCAGGCTTTGCAGACAGCTCATGGAAAGAAGTGGGTCCGTCACGTTGCTTGCTGCCTGAAGCATATCACTCATAGTGAGATACCCGTTGTTCGCCTGCATCTGCTCGTAAAGGTTTGCCCCGACGAAAAACGGAAGCGCTTCCGGCGCAAGCCAATCCAGCGTAATACTCGTGCCATTTGGCAACTCCATCGCATATTCCTGATGCCCTTGCAGCTCGTCGAACTTTTTCTTCTTCTCGTCATCACCGCCGCTGCCGCGAAGAATGCCCTCTTTCGCCATATAAATGCCGAGCATCATCAGCCCCGTGCCGGTCAGTCCGGCGGCGGCCCGGTCGATCATTTCGGTCGCCTGCATATTACCCTTCTGCACCTGCACAAGGTCATAGCTTATGCTTTTGAGGAAACCAATAGGGCTGTATTCCACGCCGCGCACAAGAATGTTGGCTGGTGTCTTGCGGAACGGCAGGATTCCTTCAGCGAGGGTGCTTCCGAGGCGTTTCATCTTGTTATCCCCGCGGTATCTGCCGAGATCGGAGATCATCTGTGAAAACGCATTGGTGTCTCGATAGGTCGCTTTCTGCGCCTCTCTGATCGCGTATTCGCGTGCCGCTTCAATGCCTTTCCCGCCAGCGACCTGCTCCGCGGTAATGCCATTTGCTTTGCAGAATTGCGCCAGCGCCGCCGCGTAATGCGGCTTGGAGAACCATGCGTCTTCCGCATCCAGCGCCGTGCTGTTGAATTTGCGCATCGCTTCCAGCAGCTTCGGTTTGAAGACTGTGCGCCCTTCCTCGATTTCCTGTCGCACATTGACATTATCATTGTACTTACCGCTGCCGAGAGCTTGCTCGCGAATGTTGGCATAGTCACTCCATGCCGCCTTGATAAGCCCTGCGTCCTTCGTCGTCAGGATTGCCTTCGTGCGTCCGACTTTGCCGCCGCTCACCGCGTTCGCAGCGCTCTCAATGCCTGCGCCGATGACGTTCTTTACCGTGACAGCAGGAACAAATCCTACGTTGCCAACGATGTTGCGCACATGCGTGCGTGGATTACCAAGCATCGAAAGGTAGCGCCAAGCGTTCCATTTGTCAATGAAGCGGCTCGGCATCTGTCTGCCGATATCTCGATAGATTTCCTTCATCGCTTCGGTGCGCGCATCGTCGTCCTTTGCGTTCAGGAACTTCTCAGCGAGGTCGCGGTCAATCTTCAGATCAGGGGCCTTTTCCCCGTACTGCTTTTTGAGGTCTTCTGTCAAGTTCTCCACGCTGCGCTGCGCCGCATAAAGCTGCGTACTGGGGTCCTGCTGCTTGAGCAGTCGCGTTGCCTGCAACGCCTGTGCCGCATTTCTCTGGCGCTTTACGATGGTGTCGAGCACATCGATAGCTGTCTCCACATCACCGCTGTTTGCAGCATTGTTGTAGAGCGCCCAGCCAATCGCCGTATTCTCCTTGCTGATTCCCTCTTTGGTGGAACTTTTCCACTTGTTCAGGGTCTTTTGCCAACCCTCGGTTTTGATGCGGCTTTCTGCGTCACTAATGGCCTGCTTGTCCGTATAGCGGTCGTAGGAGAACTCTCCTTTTGCCACCATTCGTTCCAACGTCGGCACCATTGCGTCCGGTGTGGCCTTTGCTTCCAGCACCGTGCGGATCGTGCGGCTGACGTATTTGTCATCTGCCGTCTTCTTCGGTACCTGCACTTCGCGGTATGCGCGCTCGCCCACCGGGATATACCCGTACTTCTCTTTCAGCGCTTCGTAGTTTGCCTCAGGGATCTCGCGGGAGAATTGCGCGTCATTCACGCCGTTGACATTCCCTCCATTTTGGGGTATACTACCATTCGAAGCATTGGTGGACACCCCAACAGGGCGATTATTCGCTTTAGCTGTACCGTTTTGGTACTGAAGGGGCGGTGCCGATGCTTTATTTTTATTTTCATTAAGCTGGATGGAGTAGACAAACTCTCCATCCGGCTTTTTTCTTACATTCGCCAGCAGGTCATACACCTGTCCGTCGATCTGCACGGTCTTGACGAAATACTCCCAGCCGGTTAGGTTTTGATGCGCCTGCGCTTTCTTTCCCTGCTCGGGTTTACCTCCGTTGTAGGTCGCGTTTTCTACAAGCTCGAAGATGCTGCCATCTGCGCCGGTATTGATTTTCGCTTTCCAGCCCTTTTGAGAGGATTTTTTATCGCCGTATACGTTCTTGCGAAGGTCTGCTTCGTCAAACTTCGCATAATAGGTGTTGTTGCCGTCGGTGAATTTGGCCGTGCGCCCCGCGTACTCGTTGCGCATGATGTCCATAAAGGATTCCATGCGCTCCTTGTAGGACATCTTCTTAATGTCCTCGCCGGTCTCGTAGACCTCGATTCCGTCCTTGTTCTTTCCGACAAGCTCATAGCTCTCCCCGCTGCCCGAAAACACCGTGTTCTCGTCGCCGGTGTCCGGCTTGCGCCCTCTGCGTTCCTCCGCCGTCAGGCCGCGCCGCGCCGCAGCGTCCCGCGCCTCGATCTCTCCCGCCGTGTCGCGGTAGAGATCTCCCGGCAGTCTGCTGTCCCTCGCATTTCTGTCAATGCTGTCGCGCAGGCTGAAATAATCCCACACGCGGTCGCCGTATTTTTCTTCCAGCTGGTCGCGCCTTTCGTCGAAGCGCACCCATTCCGGCGGATCCGGCTCAACCTGCTCCCATGTGTCCATGTCGACTTTCCCGCGCGGCACCGTCGGCGCCATGGCGTTCAGTTCTTCCATGCTGCGCATAAACTCGGGATCGTTTGCCTTCATCTGCTCATACTGCTCTCGCAGCCGCGCGCCTTCACGTCTGGTTTCGGCGTCCCTGCCGTCATATCCCTCTTCGAGTTTTCTGTTCCAGTATTTCAGATTTGCCCCGGGTGTGAAGCCCTCTCTTTGCTGAATGGCGTGCTGTACCTCGTGAATGAGGGAATTCAGTAGTGCCTCCGGTCTGTTTTTCAGGTCGCGGCTCAGTTCAATGCTGTCGAACCTGCGGTTATACCCGCCGTTCTGCCCGCGCTCAAGCGTCTGGAACATTACATCCATATCTTTCATGTCCGGATAGGTGGCGAACAGCGCCGGCGCGTCCACCAGCTCGCCCAGCGTGGTGTAGTTGGGGATGGACTTTGCAGCCTCTTTCATTGTTTCCAATGTTAGCGCCCACTTCTCAAAATCGCCGCCAAACTCTCTGGTCAGCTTCTCGTATAGCGCCTCGTCGGCCTCTCCGCGCTCCGTGCTTCTCTGGTAGTCCGCAAGGTCTCTCCTCTGTTCGTCCGTCAGCTCACGGTTGGTCAGCCTATCCCATGCATGGGTTTTTTCCCGCAGCTCCGTGTCGTAGTCATATAACCCAGATTCAAAGCGCAGCTTCATGCCGCTGTCGTCGGTTTCCCATCTCCACTTGCCGTCGGCGCCGCGGAACCAGCCCGTTTTCTGCCGGATCGTCTCAGCATCAGCCCCGTTTTTCTCCATCTCTTTCGCCGTATTAAGCGCTGCTTTGTCTGCATTCTTCGCTTTCTCGCCTGCATAGCTGAATTTTTCGCGTACCGGGCCCGTTCCGCTTGGCGGTGCGCGTGTGCTTTCCTGCGCAACGGTTTCACTCTCCACCTTGATATGTGCAAGAAGGAATGCTGCCGCATCGCTGATCTCGCTGTCGGCGAAAATGTTCATATCGCCGAGGCTGTCGCAAACCACTTCTTCCCAAATCTCCTGCGCCGTCATTTCGGTGCCGGCATAAGCATCTGCATATGCCGTACAGAGGGAGTCAACTTCGCCGCTGGTAAAGGTCTTATCGATGCGCGTGCGTACCTCGTCCAAATCAACTTCGCCCTTTGCGATCATATCATGTCCGGCCTCATGCCGCATGATTTGGTACGACGTAAATTCCGGGTGATCCGCACGGATAAATACGCGGTCGCCCGAAACGTATCCGCGCGCCCGGAACGTTTTTCCGTTCTTGCTGCGGAACGTCAGATTATTTCCGGCAAAAAACGTCACACGCAGGCCGCGCTCTTTGGCGAGGTCCTTCGCCTTGCGCATTTCCGCCGTCTCGTTCTTCACAAGATAGACGCTGTCATTGACCGCGCCTCTGCCGATGCCGAAGCTCGCAGTGCTTACTTTTTCTCCATAATCGAGCGCAGCTGCTTCGCTGTCTGCGAAGTGTCTCCCTTTCTTCCGGCTCTGATCTCGTCCTGTGCTTTCTTCCACGCCTCGTACTTCTCCGCGGGGATTCGCACCGTTATCCCGTTCGCTGCCGTCGCGTAAATGTACTTCTTCTCCATGTTCGGCTCCTTCCTGCTGCGCGTATTCTGCGCGCAGCTCGTCCATTGTTACCTCTCCTGTCTCGAGGGCAAGGCGGTTGTCAGTTACATACTTGTCAAATCCGGTCGCCTGCGACTCTGCGCCTGCGATCTGCTGCTTTGCTGCAATATAATCCGTGTTTGGGGCGACCGCCGTTCCATCAGCAGCAGTGTACCCATTCGTTAGCATGTCGTCAAGCACGATCTCGAGTGTTTTCGCCGCTTTGACGTTCTCCTGCCCATTATCGTTGATGATGCGCTGCGCTGCATCAATGATTTGCGTGCGCGTCAGGCCCTCGTCCATCGCCTTGCGCATGGCAGGTGTCTCGAATATCTGATTGTTTCTCTGGTATCCGTTTGCCGTCCGCTGCCGCGCGCCCTTCTGCTGCCCGCGCGAAAGGCTTATATCTGCGATACCGGCGATCTGCTCTGCCGCCGCGCTGTAATAACTGTGCAGCTCTGGGTGGTCGAACTGGAAAGCGTTCACGTTTCTGCCCGATACGTTTTCCTTTGTGCGGCTGTCAATGTGCTCGCCCGTTCCTGCCGCTTTCTTCGCGTCGTTCTGCCCTGCGACATAGCCTGCATAGGCCGTCTCATTCGTCGGGTTGGGGTTCGCCTTGCCCTCCACGCCCGCATTGTAGGCAGGGATAAAGTCCTTCACGTGCTCCGCCGTGTCCTTGCCCTCCTTGTACGAGCCGCGAATCGCTTTGCGCCCGTTCTCGCCGATCATATCGTTGTAGCGGGCAAACAGCCGGTCGGAAATGCCGTTCACAACATCTGCATCGCTGCTGCGCGGCCCCTGCGGCAGCTCCGTGCGGCTGTCGTAATAGCCGCGGTTTGTGAGCGCTTCTACACCGCCGCCAAGCCCGCCGAGAATGCCGCCGACAAGGAAGTCATTCAGCACTTCCGCCGCTTCCAGCTCGCTGTAGCTCCCGCCAAGCGTCTTGCCGTTGTAGATCATTTGCAGCGCAGGCTGAACAAGATCCTCAAGCACTTCCTCGCCGCCCTCTTCAAGGAACGAGAGCACGAGCTTGCCCGCAGCGCTTTTCGTAAGGTTGCCCATCGTGCGTTCAATGACATCATCAAGGAAGCCCTTGCCAAACATTTTGCGGAACGGGCCAGCCGCGTTGCCGATCTTTTCGGTCGCCACGCTCAGCGCGCCGCTGGCGAAGCCGTAGTTGACCTGCTGCTCGTGCGTCGCGCCCTGTCTGCGTGCTTCCTGCGCGCTTCCGCCCGTGCTGCGGACAAACATCGCAGGGAGTGCGCTGCCACCCGTCAGAAGGCCAAGAGCCGCGTCCATGCCCATCTGCGCGCCCGCAACGCCGACGTCGACTGCAAGCCGCCCCGCGCCGCCAAGATCGCGCTTTGCCTTGCTGATCTCCTTTGCGCCGCTGTCGGCGAGCCGGTCGGCGGCCTTGTAGATGTTGCCCGCCGTGCGCTCCACCTCGCCGCCCTCGCCGTATGCCTGCAGGTATGCGGCTTTTTTTGCTTCCAGCGCCGTGATGACGTTGCGCGCCGTGTCGCGCTCAGACGCCGTGCTGCTCGGGTCTGCCAGCACGTCGCGCTGCGCCTTGATGTCCTGATCCCACAGCGCAATTTCTTTCTCGGCTTCCTCGCGCTGCTGCAATCCAACGCCTACCTGCTTCATACCCACAGCGTTGGCAAATCCCGAGCCGTAGGTCTTTACTGCGCCCTTTGCCGCATTCCCGACGCGCTGCGTGACCGTCTGCGGCTTCACGTCCTTCACATGCTGCTCAAGGGCTTCCTTGCTCTGGTAAGGCTTTGCGTTCTGCTGCTGTAAAGCACCGCTGCTGAGCCCCTGCATGATGGGGCTCTGCCACTTGGGCGTGACAACGGTCTGCTGCCGGAACATCGGGCTTGTGCCGCCCTGCGCGGGCATCTTCGGCGTCACGACATTCTGCTGCGTCACTGGCTTCGTCTTCACCGGGCTCGTGCGATATACTGTAGGTGGAGAAGAGACCGGGGCGCTCGCGTTCCCGGTCTGCATCAATTTCCCGCGCTGCCCCTGTGCAACAATGGTCGCAGTTGGCTGCTCGGTCTTTAATTTCTTCTCTTCGTTATTGGTGTTCAGTGCTACCAGCTTTCCCATATCAGCCCTCCGTGTAAGTCAGCCCGTATTCGTTCAGCATCTTCTGCACGCGCGCCTTCTGCTCGTCGCTCAGCTTATCCCAGAAGGAATCAATACCTCCGACAGCATAATCGGTACGCCCCTGCGCAAGCATCGTGCGCAAGCTGCTCATAGCCGCATTAAAATTGCTCGAATTATAGCCTTCGCTTGAACTTCCACCGTTCTGACCTTCCAGCCAGTTTTCATAGTCGGAATAGAGCCCGCTCGAAGATGTAAAGCCGTACTTCTGGTAGTTCGCCTTCTGTGCAAGCCAGCTCTTGGGGTTCCCGCTCGCCTGCGCCGCAGCAAACAGGCCTTCATAGTCCATCGTGCCGCCGGAATAGCCTCTCGATCCGCCGGATCTTCTGCCGCCGCTGCCGCCGCTTGCTTTTTGTGCCGCCTGCAGCGCGGCCTGCTGCAATTTATACTGCCATTCCGCGTCGTAGCGTGCGTCCTCGATGGCGTCTCGTTCCTTCTGATAGTCGTACTTGAGCTTGTCCTGCTCCTTCTGATAGGCAAGGCTGTCGGCGTACTGCTGATCGCCCACCTGATCGCGCGCGAGCTGATAGAGATAGTCCCGGTTGCTGAGCCAGCGGCTGTAATTGTTGTCCTCAAGACCGATGAGCGTGTTGAGATTCTGCCGGTCGAGATTGATGCCGTCCATATACATGCCGTAAGCAAGCTGCTGCAGCTCGGGGATCTTGTCCGTCATCTGGCTCATCTGGTAGTCGCTCGCCTGCTGGCTTGCCGTGACCGCCGCCGTGGACGGCATGCCGCCGGTCATCACAGCCGCCTTGCCGAGCACGTCCTCTGCGCTGCGGTCTGCCTCGCGCGTATACTGCTTGCGGTACTGCTGATAGAGCGGGTCGCTCACCGCGTCGTAAGAGAACGGCTTGCGGTTGAGCATCGCGTCCAGCGCCGCGCTGATCTTGCCGTCGGCATCGTACTGGTAGCTGCTCTCGCCCAGCTTGTCGAGCCAGCTCGTGTCGGCTTTCGGCGCACTCGGCTGCCGCAGCGTTTCGCCGCTGCCAAGCTTGATGTAATCGCTGCCGTCAACGCCGCCGCTGTACTGGTATTTCGAGCGGATCCTTTCTGCCGCGTCGTGCGCGGCCTGCTGCCCCGCCTTGTCACCCGCAGCGTACGCCCTGTCGTAGTTTTCGGTATACTGCCTGATGAGATCGAGGTCGTTCTGATCGGTAATCAGGCTCAGGTCGGTGTTTTTATGCTTAAAATCTGCCATTGCTTCCCCTCACTTTCTCCCGCCCGTCACATATTCGTATTCGAGCGCATAGAGCCGGTATTCTCCCTCTGCTTTGATCTTGAGCTTGAAGTGATCGCAGCGGCGGATCGGGCAGTTGAGCGTGAAAACGTCTTTCTCCTGCGCCCCGCAGCGGTCGACCTCTTCCCACGCGCCGCCGTCGAACTTGACAAGAAACACGACCGTTGCGCCCTTCTCGCATTCCAGCCGCGCCCTCACGCGCTGCACGTGCTTCGCGTCGAACGATCCGCCGTCATAGTCGGCAAACTCGGCAACGCTTGCAACCGCGCCCTCGCGCGTCGCCCCTGCGGGAATGTCTGCGGGGCTTCCGAGCAGCACGCACCCGCCGTCTACTAAGGCCATGATACCGCCGTGGTAGGCCATTTGCACCACGGGGAGCGCATCTTCCTTGTGCCATGTCCCGTTTTCGCTGCTGTAGCAGTAGAGCACCGCCCCTGCGCCGGCCTTGAGGCTTGCGTAGTAGTTGAGCCCGTCGCTGCCGCCCACACCCTGTGTGAATCGCACCTCGTCTCCCAGCACGCGCGAAATGCAGCGCGGCATGCCGCCGCCGTACGCCATCACGCCCACTTTGGAGAGGTAGTAGAGCGTTTCTCCTGCGATGGCAAGGCTCTTCGCGCTGCCTTTCTGCACGCCGAGCACCGCGCTTGACATGAGTTGGAAGTTGGTTGGAATCGTGCCATACATCTTGAAGATCTTGTCCTCTTTGAAAAAGCACGGGTAACCGAGATAGCTGACGCAGGCCGTGAATGCCCCCGCCGTGCCGCTTTCCACGTTGAACGAGCTTGTGGCCAGATTCTCAAAAACGTTCCAGTTGTAGGGGTCGCCGAGTTTGCTTGCATAGATGCTGTCACCCTTGCACCCCCATACGCGGTTTTCGTTCGTGCAGACAAAATCCATGTCAGGAACCGTCCGCTTGATCGTCACCGTGCCCGTTTCCGTGATGCTCGTCTGCCCGTCCGGCAGGCGGAATGTGTTCTCATAAAAGCGCAGTGTCTTTTTGTCCGCGCTGATCTCCCGAATAACGGGCGTGCGGTTGTTGTACGGCATCTTCGTGCAGCCGGAGATCGTCACCGCGTCGCCCACATTGAACGGGAACGCCGCGCCGGTCGTCGTAATGCTGTTCGCCGCCGCCTTTTCGTCTGCATACGTCCCGTCCCCAAAGGTAAGCCAAGCCGCGCTGTAGCTTGCCTCCATCGGCTTGATCGTCCCGTCCTTTTCACATACGATCTTGTCCGGGAAGATGAGCACGCGCTCCCCGAGCGCGCAAAAGGTTTTTTCGCTGTCTTGGACGCTGCCCTTCTGCACGCCGTCGATGTAGAGCTTTGCCCCATACACCTCATAGAGCTTGCCTGCGCTGAAAATACCGTTTGCCTTGCCCATGCCGGAGCGCACGGTGTAGCGTCTCGCGCGCGGCGCGAGCAGCGGGAAAAACCGCGCCGACAGGTTGCTCATGTCGTACAGCTCGCCGCCTGCCGCGCCGAACGTGTGGTTGATGCCGCCGAATTTTTCCTGCTGCATGCGCCGGTTGGCGTAGGCTGCGATCTCAGGCAGTTTCATTTTCGCCCTCGCTTTCCGTCGCGTCGCAGATCGTCACGATGTTGCGAAGTGCCTGCCGCGCCGCCGCCACCACGTCCACCGCCTCACCGTTCACGTTCAGCATGCTGATGAGCTGCATCGCATGCGTCGCTTCCTGCTTGATCTTCTCATTCATGTCGTCCCCTCCAATCGTTTTAGCCGCTTCTCCTGCTCGCGTACCTTCGCCCACAGGATCGGGATAAATTCGCTGTACCGCAGGAAATACGTTTCGCTGCCGTCCTCGCGCTGTGCCCTCGCCCAGCCTGCGAATTCCTGCGAGTCAATGCCGCATTCCTGCATCGCCGCTTCTACCTCCTGCGCGATGAATCCCGTGTGGAAGCGCCCGCTCGTGCCGCTGTTGAGCTTGTAGCGCTTCGGCTCGATGCGCTCAAACATGCTCACGTACTTCTCCGGCAGCGCCTCGATGCTGTTCTTGATGTTCCGATCCGAGCCGTTCAGCGTGTCCGTGCTGCAATAGATCGCGTCCCACACGAAATTCCGGCTGCCGAGGCTGTAGGTCGCGTCCGCGTTCGGAATGACGTCGCCCTTGATCTGCACCTCCTGCGAGTATCCGTCCACCTCGATGGAAGCGTAGTACGCCTTTGTGCTCCGATCCCATCGAGAGCCAATGAACACACTGCCGTCGTCGCCACCGAGCTCGATCGCGTCCGAGTCGATCTCGATCTTCGTGTCTGCCGAGCTTGCGTAGGTTGAATAGATGGTTCCGCATCTGTTCCCGTCGTCGTCCAGAATGCGGATCGAACCGCCTTGCAGGCGTTCCGCCGTCAGCGTACCGTACACATTGACGGCATCTACGTAGAGGTCGACCGAGCCGGTGCTCGCCAGCACCGCGCCGTCGTACATGAGCTTGAAGATCGTCCCGTCCGTATCGCTGGACGCCGAGAGCGTGATCCCGTTAAGGCTCTGGTCGATGAGCGTCTGCGCCTCCGAGCTGTTGATTTTCCCGCTTACCTGCGTGCGAATGCCGTTTACGTCCGCCGTCAGGTTCGTGATGCTGCCCTCGTTGCTGCTGATGCGCGCGCTCAGGCCGTCCGCCGTCGCGCCCAGCTGCGTGATGTTCCCCTCGGCGCTGCTGATCCGCGCGGCAAGGCCGTCTGCTCTCGCGCCGAGCTGGGTAATGTCGCCCTTGGCGTTTTTGATCTCGGCCGCGAGCCCGTCTGCCCGCGCGCTGAGCTGTGTGATGTCGCCCTCTGCGTCGCCGATGCGCGCTGCCAGTCCCTTTGCCGTGATGCTCAGCTCGTTCACGTTTTTGTTCGTGTCCTCGATCTTGGCGTAGATCGGTTCGCGGATATTTTTGATAAAGTCGCTCATCGCATTGGGATTGACGTTGCTGTCGTCCAGATTGAAAAGCGTGTAGCGCAGTTGTTCCAGCAGCACGAAGAGGTAGTCATAGATCCCCTCGATCTGCTCCTGTGTGTTCTTCCCTTCCCCATTTGGGAAGGTGGTCTCCACCAGCTGAAATGTCGTCGGCACTCGTCATCACACCTTCCAGTTGCCGAGGCTCGCTTTCCGATTGTTTCTTCTCCACCATGCCATGGCGTTCTCAACTGCCCGGTTCGCAAGCGCGTAGTCGTTGGCGTAGAGGGTACTGTCTTGATTGTAAGCGTCAAGCGCTGCCGCCAGATACAGGGCATAGCATTCGCAGTGCCCGTCCGGCATCAGCAGCTCGAAGTCCTCCACACTCGCCGTGTCGTCCTCGGTGTTCACCAAGAGGGTGGGGGCGTCTACCCCCATCATCTCGGCAAAGCGGGCTTCCAGCTCCATGAGCATCTCCGCCTTGCGCGGCGTGCTCATCTTGTTCGGGCGCAGCGCGTCTGCGTCGCGGATCGCTTTCAGCAGTCTCATGCGCTCACCGCCTTGAAGTAGCTGCCCACCAGCTCGTGCGGCAGGTATTGCAGCGTGATCTTCCCGCCCGCGGCCTCGCCCATACGCTCGCACAGGTACAACTTAGTGTCCTCGGGGTCTTTGTAATAAAGACCATACTCGTACTCCATGCCGCGAGCGGCCGGAATCGGGTCATCTTGGGTACCCGCGTGGTCGACGTTGATGATTGTCCACATGGCAGGGGTGGAGTGCGGCGGCCAGTTCTCTTGCGTGGTGTGGCCCTGACCTTTGTTGACGCGGTAGACGTGCAGCACGCCGCTTTCGTCCGTATCGCTGCGGCGGTCGCCGGGCTTGACGGTCTCGCCGATGTGATCCGCCCAGAGCGGGAACAGCTCAACGGCCTTTGCTGCGTCGCTGTCCGGCAGGCTCATTGCCGCCGCCTCAATCATCGGTCGCAGCTCTGCGGCGCGCGCCATGGTCACGACCTCGCCCGTGAGGGCGACCACCGCGCCGACGGCGCTCTCCGCCTCCGTCAGTGGTATTGCCGCGCCCATTTCTTCGTAGCTGCCCACAGGCTCTGTGCCTCTTAGCTCATGCCCCGCAAGGCAAAATACCGTATCTGACAAGCTGTGATACTCGTTTCCATCTTCATCCTTCATTGGCACTGCCATCTTCGCGCAGAACCCATCGGCTTCATCATCTGCGCATGGCACATAGCTACCGTTTTTGTGTAGGCGGATGTTGACGACGCTATCAGCGTAACCAACAAAGACGCCCTCTTTGCTCACTGCATACATGGTATCACCCCGAATTTTTCAAAATAGATTTTCTCCAGCCGTTCCGTGCTGGCTGTTCTCAGTCTGTTCTTCCAGTAACCGTTTTCTGCATCTGGCCATTTCTCATCAGCAAAATCATCGCCGCAGTCGTTTTTACAATACCACTGGCACAGTGCTGCCAACACTTCTTGACGATACGCACCCTCCGGCGTGTTCGGCCTGAAATGTTCCCATCCGTTTTCAGACGTTGCGGCGCAAATCTTTCGCCCGTCTGCGGCAAAGAGAAAGCCGTTTCTCTCCGTGACAAGCGTACCGTATCGGAGATTAAATGATCCGTCGATGCCATCGGCCTTGAATCGCCGATAAACGATATACTCCATAGTTTGTCCTCCTCTCCGACTATGCTCCCATTGAGGGCGCAAGTCTCGATTTCCGAATTATACGCAAAAGCCGGGCGCGAA